GCTTTACGGTAGCCTCCAAAAGCTGCTCGAGCCTCTCCTCGCGGTTCATTGGCGGCTCCTTTCAGCGGCTCTCGCCGCGCCGGAACAGGGTGTAGCGCGGTCGTTCCTCTCCGAACAGTAAATATCGCAGCCAGTCGTCGAGGACGATGGCCGCGATAGACACGAAAATCCACAAAATGCTGAACGGGAGACAAATCTGCCCTTTGTAGTTGAACGGCATCCCGGAATAGTCCCAAACGCCGAGGCCGAGCCAGACGTTGAGAATCATGCCGGTAATGAGCTCCGTTCCTGTCACGATGGCTGAACCGAGGACACCCTGCCAAATGAGTGGAGTGTCCCACTCAAGTAGACCATCGTTTAGCTCACCGAGAATCAGAAAAAGGAATCCGCCGAGGACGAACATTGTCCAATGGCTATGTCCTCTGAAAAGCACCTCGAGTCCGAAGTACGCAAGCCCTCCGAACACAAAGAGGATAGCAGTTTTACATACAGAGTTCCTTGCCATTTCGGTCCTCCTTAGGCGGAGAGCTTGTTGATGATGGCCGTAATCTGCGCCTGCGCTGCGCTGAGGATGCCCTCGACTTCCTTTTCGAGGTCCTCGGGAAGGGTACATCCGTAATAGATGGAGCCGATAACATTCGGGTCAGTCTCGCGCTTCGCCCACTGGCGCAGCGCATTGCAGTAGGTCGTCTGTTTGGTGACGAAGCTCTTGTATTCGCTGTACAGGGTAATAATGTCTGCCGCGCTGTACATAACGCACTTGCCGCCATCAGGGTGGTAAGGGTATTCGGACGCGCCCAACGTAATAGCCGCAAACATCGAGTCGATGTTCGTCTGGTCGTTGGGCATCAGCGAAAAGTGCTGCGTGCCGCCGGACAGCTCCACGTCGATACCAGCATAAATAAAGTTCTGGCAGGTTTCGGAGGCGTCGTCCGCCACCTTCTGCGCCAGAGTGGGAAGGTCATTTTTCTTCCATTCGATAGCCATACTGTCCTCCTTACTGGAAAGCGCCGGTGACGGCCTCAATGTAGCCGCTCTCGCCGCTGGCTCCGCGTGACACACTGATGCGGAAGTTGAACGCCGCACCATTCGATGCGGTCTTATTGCTAAAGACAATATTTGTCCCCTTCTGCACCTCGGTCGTGGCGTCCTGCCAGACCGGCTCTGCGTCGTTGGCGTTATTCGTAACCTCCGCTTTGAACGTAGCATCATCAGGAATGCTACCGGTCACCTGCAACACGGCGACAGTGATGTCGCCCTCAACTGCGAGGGGAGATTTCAGCGTCACACTAGCGCTGGTGACATCCTTTGTGAACGTCGCACTGGCGCTGCTGCTGTCCTTGCCGTCGCTTGCTACAATCTGGATGGTATGGGAACCGTTCAGAATACGGCGGAATCCTTCCTCTGTGCTGGCCTGCTCGAAGGTCAGCACCGTGCCGGACGCAATGTCCGTGCGCGTAGTCACAGTCTTGCCGTCCAGTTTTTCGGTAACGGAAATGGTATCGCCATCCGCGTCACTCACGGTGTAGCTATAGGAAAAGGCCGCGTTCTTCTCCCCCAGCTGCGTGCCGCTCGTATTCGTAATGGTAGGCGCAGTGTTCACCGATACCGTGCCATCATCCGAGACGGAGAGTTCAGAGGGAAGAATAAAAGCGGGGCGGACGCCGTAGGAGTTGTAGTAGCTCCAGCTGCCGCCGCTGCCATCAGACTTCACACACCAGATGCCGTACGTGTAGTCGGTGTACGGAGCCCGGAGCCACCACGCGGCAGCGCTGCTGCCGTTATAGGCGATACGCTTGCTGTTGCCGCCGGAGCTACTTCCGAAATAGTCCAGCTTTGCGCCATCTTTCGGGAAATAGCCGCTGTCACTGGTCGTCCAGCCGACCTCGTAGCCAGACAGTAAGAACACTTTGGTAGAAAGACCACTCGTGCCAGTGGCAAGGCTGCCGCCGCTACCCGTGCCGTTCTGGTACGGGATTTTAACCTGCTTGATGGCCGCTCTAATTTCGGAATCAATCAGGTTGTAGAAGGTGCTGTTCAGGTAAGAATGGATGCTAGAGTCCTTATAGGAGTTGCTGTTACCGAACGTACTTGTGGTGTAAATATCCTTGAGCAGAACCCACGTTCCGTTGCAGGAATCGTCGTAGATACTGGACGGCTTACCCTGATGCACAATAATGAAATCCTTGGCCGCGCCGTTGACCTTGATTTTAACGGTGCTACCGACGGCTTTCGTACTCAATTTTACGTTTGCCATTATTGCCTCCTTGCAAAAAATCAGGCCCACGGCATAACGCCTGCGGGCCTTGTGTTCTGCGAAGCAGAGGCGGCGAGCGCCTTGTGCTGCTTCTTGTAGATATAGCGGCACTGGCGAGCTCTCCGCCTGTCTCGCGCGAGTTTATTCGAGTTGATTTTTCGATGGATGGGAATTTTGCAATCAAGCAATTTTTCGAGCCGGTCTGCGTACTGCCTGCGCAAAGAATAAGTATCACCGTGGGCTGCATGAGCGTCCCATGCGTTCCATCGACGAAGGATTTCTTCCTTTGTGACTTCGCCTGCCGGGTACGCGGCCTCCCAGCATTTGATTTTCTGCTTCATGTGCTTTGCGCTGTCTCGTCTGAGTTTCTGTATGACCGCTCCGGTCTCTGTCAGATAACTGTGGAATCCCAAAAAGTCGATTCCGTTTCTCATTGGGAGTATCACTGTCTTTTGGTTCAGCTCTAGTCCATAGCTGTCCATGAGCACACGGACATCACGCAAAATACGCTGCAAAATTCTCTTATCTGGGCAGATAATATAGAAGTCATCCATATATCTTCCGTAGTATTTCACGCCGTATTTTTCCTTTATGATGTGGTCAAACTCGTCCAAAAATGTAAGAGCAAAGAGCTGGCTTGTTTGGTATCCCAACGGCAGTCCTTCGTCCATTACATCAATGTAGATACACAGCAGCTCATACACGCGCGGGTCCACACCACGCTTATCGAGAACAGCCTTGAGCTTTTTCTTGAGCTTGCTGTGGTCGATGCTTGCGAAAAAGTGTCGGACGTCGCCTTTAAGAACCCAACCGTCTGCGCCGTGGCCGCTCCTCCGGTAGTAATCTACCATGTGGGTTTTCAGGCGCATCAGGCCGTCGTCAGTGCCCTTTCCGGTCTGGCTGGCAAAACTATCTCGTACAAAGCTCTTTGTCAGAGCCTCGTAAAGGACATTATCCACCAACGCATGAAGTGTAACCTTATCGACAAAAGCCGGTGCATGAACCACACGCTTTTTGGGTTCGTACACGAAAAACACTTCAAATTTGCTCGGGATGTAGCATATCTTCCGCTGTATCTTGCCGCCCGGTTGCCGAACAGCTCGAACGGCAAGTTTGCGTGACAACTTTTCCGTGCAGGCCAGTGCATTTGCCTCGTATTCGATAGTCTTGCTTTTGTTGCGTTTTCCCTTCCGAGCTTCAAGGTATGCCCTATACAGCACCTCGAAGCTGCAAAGTTCTTCGTAGGTCAAAAATTAGCCCTCCGCCGGTTCACTATCGTGGTAGTGGGCTGCATCCCCGAAAGGATGGCCCACCTCAGCGGGATGTATTTGTCACTTTCCTGCATCGGAAAGCGACAGGATGTGACTTCCTTTGATGGATGCACTGCTTTCGGCCGGGCGGCCTACTCGTCTCGCAAACCCATCAGAGCGGGGCGGACGCCGTAGGAGTTGTTGTAGTTCCAGTTGTCGTTGCTGCCATCAGACTTCACACACCAGATGTTGTTCGTGTTGTTGGTGTTCGGAGACCGGAGCCACCACACGGCAGCGTCAGAAATATAAGTCGCACCCTATATGCAAAGCGGATTTCCGCTATGCTTTCTCTTGTGGCGCGGGCGAAGCCTCGCCTTTCTCAGGAGGGGCCTCCTGAGTGGCAGAGAGAGCGGCTTTCAGTGCCGTCACGAGCTCTTTGAGTCTCTTTTCCTCTGCATCCTGCCGCAGCTTCTCAGCGCGGCTCCGCTCGGTTCTGAGCCATTTCATCGCGGGATATTTAACGTCGGTGACCTTTTTGGTCCAAACTTCCGCTTTCTTCAAGCTAATGACCCCGTCCTCCGTGCAAAGAGTAATGAAGTCGAGCAGCGAAGAACATCCGGCGATAACTGCGTAGATTTTGCGGAGGCGTTCGTCGTAGTCGGTCAAAAAGTCTGCACCGTTGGCCGTGTGCGCATCCAGAAGGATTTGCTTTGCCGTCTTTCTGATGTCCCTGCCGTAGAGGTTGTAGGTGCTTCTTGTAAAGCCCTCCTTCTGTTTCGTATCGAGCGCGTGGACAGCAGTGGTGCATACCTGTTTGATTTCACGAACATCCTCAAGCTCGGCTGCTTTCTGGAAAATCCTGCGGGCATCGCTCCGGCTGATGTCCTCCGAAACGATGCGGGTCGCCCGCTGGGTGTATCTTAAAAGGTCTCGAGCCTTATTTCCAACCGTGAATTGCTGTTCGGCCATCAGAACTCCAATCTCGCCTGCTCGGAGTTCCAAACGCCTGTGACGGAAACGCCGTCGAGGCTGCCGAATGTCACGTTGAAGGGGTTCTTTGTGACATTCGTTCCGAACTTCAACTCAATGGCCTTTACGCTCGCATTCATGGCCGCAATGCTGGCGCGGAGGTCTCCATGTGCGTTTTCTGCGGTATTGTGGGCATCGACGGCAGCACTGATGCGCTGGTCCGTCTCCTCCTTGTTGTAGGCGTCAGACTCCGGCCGCTGCGACTCGGTCAAATGCCCATCTGCGTCCAGTGTAGCGATGCCTCCGGGCACGCCAACCTGCCCAGTGCGGACAACATCCTCGTCCGGCGCTTTGCCTGTGCCTGCGTTAAAAGCACCATATGCCATGTCAGGTTCCCTCCTGTTCGTCCGTGTATTTCACGGTGCTCGTGATATGATACTGCGCCGAAATTTCATCGACAGGGATATTCGCGGCA